GAAAAATAAGAGCTTTGGGACTGGAAATAGGTTAGCAGCCTAGCAGCCTAGCAGTAGTGACACTTTTAATGGTATCTCTTTAGTGTTGTTAACATTCTCAGTGTTGTGTGATGATTTCAATGTTGATTAAATGTGTGGGTTTTATTACCCGGTGAATATTCATAATTTAACTATTGTCAAGTGTTATTTATGCTAAACTCATGGGTTATAAACGATAGCTTATACCGGTGATATCAATGCCACGTAGAATCACAGTAACAGAGTTGACCGGGCTTCAGCCTAAGTATGCCAATTTTGTCATTGAGTATACAAAAGACTTTGCAGCTCGACGCGCTGCCCAGGCTTCGGGGTTTTCTCCGGACAGTGGGTATGCCTTGCTCGATCGATCTGATGTGGCTGCTGCTGTTGAACGGGTTATTGCTTCGCGTCTGGAAGCCAGTCACATTGATGCTGAATGGGTGTTGATGGAAGCAGTGGACAATCACATGCTTGCACGTCAATCAGGTAACATTCCAGCAAGTAACACTGCTCTAACCCTGGTGGCCAAACATGTATTTGTTGATGCGTTTGCCGCTGAAAAAGTTGAAGTGAACAGTGATAAAGAGGTGATGGCCAGGTTGTTGCGCGGTCGAAAACGGTTGAGTGACACTGTTGATGATGAGCAAGATGAGGTTTCATTTTTGTGATTAACTGTTATTATTCTAATTGGCTTCACGGTGCGCGTGCCGCTCCCACATACTGTCGGCTTGTCCACCGGCAAAGCATCGTGAAGCCTTCCTTTCAAACACCTCACTCGATGACATCATGATATCAACACGTTCAGCAATGACAGCCAGCGGTGAGTATGCACCAGGGCAAGTCGATTTAATTCTAGCTGATGAGTGTTCCCGATTTTATGCAGATCCATATGGCTGGGTGCTGTGGGCATTCGATTGGGGTCATGGCGAGCTTCAAGGGTTCGATGGGCCTGATGAGTGGCAAAAAGAGTTATTGATTGCACTCGGTAATCAAATTAAAGGCAGAAGGTTTGACGGGGTGACACCAGTCGATCCAATTCAAATGGCTGTAGCATCTGGTCACGGCATCGGAAAATCCGCAATTACCGCTTGGTTGATTTTATTCATATTAAGTACCAGACCCAAGTCCCGTGGGAAAGTTACAGCTAATACTGGTGAACAATTACGAACAATGACATGGGCTGAACTTACTAAGTGGACTAAGTTATGTATTGTAGGTCATTGGTTTGAAATCAACTCGATGTCTATACATCATCATACTCACCCGCGTGATTGGAGGGCTGACGCTTACACTTGTCGTGAGGAAAATTCAGAAGCGTTTGCTGGTTTACATGCTGCTTCATCAACACCATTTTATTTATTTGATGAAGCAGGTGGTATTCCAGGTAAGATATGGGAAGTTGCATCAGGTGGTTTGACCGATGGTGAACCTATGTGGTTTGCTTTTGGCAATCCAACAGATAGAAGTGGTGAGTTTTATAATTGTTTCAGTCATCAGAAGCATCGATGGATCAATAAACATATTGATAGTAGAAATGCAAAGATGACAAATAAAGCGTATTTACAAAAACAAATTGATGACTTTGGAGAAGATTCAGATCGTGTAAGGGTGCGTGTGAAAGGTCAGTTTCCACGTGGCGGCAATATTCAATTCATTCCTTCAGATATTGTACAAACTGCAAGAGTATCGCCCCTTGGCAGATACTTGGGTGATGACCCACTTATATGCGGTGTTGATTTAGCACGCGGCGGCGATGACGATTGTGTTATTCAATTCAGACGTGGAAAAGATGCCAAGTCAGAAAAGGTTTATAAGATAATCGGTGAGAATTCCCGTGACTCGATGAAAGTTGTTGCTAAATTAACAATGTTACTTGAGCGACACATCCCTGATGTTACATTTCTTGATGTAGGTTCAATGGGTGGCCCGATTGGCGACAGGTTAAGAGAACTTGGATACCATGTGATAGATGTTGGTTTTGGTTGGAATGCTGACAATGAGAAATTGTATGCTAATAAAGCATCTGAAATGTGGTTTAGAATGAAGGATTGGTTGTTTAACGGTGGTGCCATTGTTGATGATAATAGTCTTGATACTGAGTTGACCAATCGTGAATACGGGTTTGATAAAAAAGATCGAACCATCATTGAGCCTAAAAAAGACATGAAGAAAAGAATAGGTCACTCGCCTGATTGGGCTGATGCGTTGTGTTTAACTTTTGCTTATTTTGTGCCAAAAAGAGACATGCCACGGGGCCAGCTTGACGCGGTATTGGCTGTGCGAAATCAGAATGCGGGTGATTATGACCCGTTAGGTTGTATGAATAGTGAACTATGATATGCTACACTTGGTTAATTTATACTCAATGTAAGGAGATTGTGTATGTGTCTTGGTAGAGGGCCACAAGCACCAACACCGCCACCAAAGATTCCAGAAGCAGCCAGGGCACCCCAAGTGCCGACAAAACGTGAAGGTGTTGGCGGCGCAACAGATGATGCCCGTCGTCGTGCAGCAACCGGTGAAGGTCGAAGTACAATATTGACTGGATCGCGCGGTGTGCAGGGTGGTGGTACAATTGCACAGAAAACATTGTTAGGATTGTAATTAATGCCAACTGTCTCAGTCGCTTTAGATATAACGCAGTATGTGCAGATCAACACTGCGTTCAATCCCATGGTGTTGCAGGCACATCTTGACGCGGTGCGTGTTGTTATCAATGATGTTAAACCATCTGTCGATAATACAGTTTTTCATTTATTGAGCGGTAAAGACGCACCTCTTCATTTTAATTCAATTGACACTGATGTATGGGCGTTGGCGATCACTAACAGGTCATCATTAATCGTCAGTGAAACTGAACCGTTCCCTGTTGATCTAGCAGCTACTGAAAGTGATCCACTTCAAGTTTCATCCGGTAATGTAGGATTAAATATGTTTTCATCTCTAAAGGAAAGTATTGATGATCTTGTATTACAGATGAAAATTTTGAATAAATATATGGCTGAGGGTTTTGATAATGAAATAAAAGAGGAAGATATAACATGACTATAGTAAGAGATCCGTACACCATGCAGGGTGGGAAAGTTAATGCTGAGGGGCAGCAAGTAGGCCAGGTTGAAACACATGCAGAGGCAAGAGAACATGCTGAAAAAGGAGAGGGGTTTTGGCTTGCCACTGGTTTCATAGCATTGACGACTACTGGTAGTTTCAATGCAATTTTTTATCTCAAGAACACATCGGAAACAAAAAATATCCATATTGGGAAATTAAGAACTTGCTCTAATCAAATCTGCGAGTGGAAGATGGCTCACACAATCACTGCCGGGACTTTATTGACAGATGAAACAGCAGCGCAACAAATGAATCTGAATGTAGGGGCGACTAAGACATTATTAGCCAATGTCTATAAAGGCGCCGATGCTAAAACAATGACAGGAACAGAGGTTCCGACATGGATTAATAATATTGGCCATTCTCAGCCTGATTTTGAAGGTTCGTTGATTTTAAAACCCACGGCATCGATTGCATTGAGTGTTAAACCAGCGGCAGCGGGTGATGTTTGCTTAACTATCGGATGTTGGCAGTCTGATCCAGAATGACATTTCCAGTAACAATAAGGGATCCAGGGACACTTAGTGGCGGTAGAGTCACTAAAAATGGTGAGATAGTTTCTGCTGCACTTAATTATTCTATGCCATACTATGTGAAAATCACTGCCCCTGGTGATATTTACAATATAGTCCCAGCAATAACAGGAAAGCGATTTATTTCAACAGGGATGTTAATAGCAACTTCTAAAAACATTGTTAATGAAAAAACAATAGAAGTATATGAATCATCAGATGCTGAATCTGGAGTACATGATACAGATATTATTAATGTAGATATGATTAAAAATGAACGATTACCGGTCCCATTAGAAAATGCTGCTACTGAGTCTACTAAATATATAAATGCAAATTGTGATGGAAATGATGTAAGTATTACAATCTGGGGATATTATGTAAATGCTTAACTTAGATGTAATTATATAATCAATGTGTTTTTTATGAATAATTTGAGGTGATAAATAATGAGTTATCCAAATCTTAAATCTAATCATCCATCAGCAATATCTTTTTTCTGGGCTGGTTCAGGTATAGGTAATGCTCAATCAGCTGTTAACTTAAGAAATGGTGTAATAGGTGCCGATTCTGATGGGGCTGCTACAGGTGTGGTTTATCATGTGGTATCTGGCGCTTGGGTCAGTACTACCGCCACAGTTTCTAATCTTTATGGAGCATAATAATGACTAGCTATGTATCAGCAGCAAATGGGTCTTGGGCCACAACTACAAATTGGACTCCTAACGGAGTCCCAGGTGACGGCGATGATGTTACTATAACTCACGCTATTACAAGTGGCGCTGTTACCATTGGTGCTGCTGGAGCCACGGGCAGTGTAGCCGTAGCTTTAAATTCTGGCGGCTCTCTAACGATGAGTGGGACGCTCACTTTAAAAGGCGATTTGGTAGCGCAAGATAACACCGCTTTTGTTAATATGGATATAGTTTTCAAAGCTCCTACTGGAAGTAGGTATAGAATTTACTATATTGGTTCATTCTCAGGGACAACGACGTGGACAGTCAACGGTACGTCTTCTGTAAGAATTTCTCTATCTTCTGACAATGCTGATGGCGGGGACAACGGGTATGTAGAGATAGAGTCAACTTCCGACTTGTCGTATGATTTTGACTACTTTGACTGGACTAATATTGGGGATGCTTCACAAAATGCTCTAACTTCCAATATGGGTACTGCCACTGGAGATTGGTTGTGGGATTACGGTAAAATTCAAACGTGTGGGCGGTTATTCTATACTATTAATAATGTCGCAAATGATTTATTATTAAACAGAATTGACTGGAGAGAACCTTCTAATAATACCTTTTTAAGACTTAATGGTAATACTGTCGCCACAACAGGTACCAGACAATTAAACAATTGTACAAGTTATAAATCAGGAACAACATTAACAATCGAAAGATGGTTAAGAGATCTGTCTTATTCAGGTAATGTATTTGCCTCAACTGTCCTATCTAATTTAGATAGAAACAACATAGCTGCTACTGGTAATTTTTACTTTTTAGAGAGGTTTATGGCCCCAGAAGCACACAGTGGTTTCAATGATGCCGTTGTTACTGAGTGTGGTTTTATAAGTGATTGCCAAAATCCTCATTTCATTTCTGAAACCACTAATGGTACTACGGGATCAAATGAATTTACATATAATGTATTTGATGGATTTGACAATGTTTCAGGAGACTTCGGTGACATTGTTATTGCAAAGAAAAATGCAATTATTAGTTACAATATAGTTATTGAAGGTGCGGGGACTTTAGCAACGTTACTCAGCACTGCAAGTGTAGTAAAGACAATAGAACATAACACCTGCTTCGGTTCACGTCCTGTAAATGTAGGAGAATCGCAAGGCGCAGCTACTCAAGTAGAGAACGTTCAATCTAATCTTTTCGTTTCTCAAGTAAAAGGTGTTAATCAAGACACGGCTTTTATAAGTCAAAATGCAACTTTTGTATTGAATAACAATGGTTTCTTTGACATGACCGATGCGACTAATATCGATCATCCGGTTTTAGTGCAAAATAGTTACTTAGGTTCTGAGGCTGTTTCATCTTGGTGGGCTAGCGGGTCTTACGGTGATACTAATAAAGGTGCTACTGATATTTATGGCGATCCGGGTTTTGTAGATTCTACTCGCACGGCTGCGACTTGGGATACTGCAAATGGCGGAGCCGGGACGCTAGTTAGCATTATTTCAGAAGCTCTTAAATTAAATGGCTTTGATTCGGCAGGTAACGCCGCCGCATTTGATAGTAATTATTCTGTTACAAACTTTAAATCTTATATACGCGCGGGCTTTGCTCCTACAAATGTGATATATCAAAATGCAGGACATGATGGGGTGACTGTTGGAGCGCTCGAACTCGCCGCTCTTGCTGGTTCTTCTCCTGCTTTTAGGATCATAATGGGATTGTAGTAATGTTAATTTTAAGGTGTAAATAATGCCAACAATTATAAGTTACAATAAAAGACTTGAAGCATTGCGATCTGAACGGTCATCGTTTGTACCATTGTGGCGTGAACTGTCAGATTATCATTTAGCGCACCGTGGGCGATTCCTTACTTCTGACAGAAACAAAGGCCATAAGCGCAACACTAATCAGATTAACAACACCAGTCGGCTGTCATCACGCACATTGGCATCAGGTATGATGTCAGGTATCACATCGCCTGCCAGGCCATGGTTTAAGCTATCAACTGGTGAGAAGGCGCTTGATGATGTTGCTGCTATAAAACTATGGCTGCATCAAGTTCAGCTTACAATGTATAAAGTGTTTTCACAGTCGAACTTTTACAACTCACTTCATCAATTGTACTCAGAGTTGGGTGTGTTCGGCACGGCTTCAATGGGTCTGTTCCAGGACTTTGAGAATGTGATATGGTGCAAGCCTTATACTGTTGGTAGTTATATGCTTGGTATGAATGGTCAGAACGTCAATGACACTATGTATCGTGAATATGAACTGTCTGTTGGTCAAGTTGTAAAACAGTTCGGTATTGAGAATGTCAGTCATTCAGTTGAAAAACAATGGAATGATGGAAATACGGAAGAGTGGGTGAAGATTGTCCATGCTATTGAACCCAATGATGACCGCGACAATGCAAGCCTGTTGGCCGGTGACAAACCATTTAGGTCTGTTTATT